GCCACCGCCTTTGCCGCCAGTGTTGCCGCTGCTGCCTTTCACAGCGCCAGCGTCGAGCCTCATCTCAAGCAACTCTCGCTTCAGATCGTTGTTTTCTTGGCGGGCGTCTTGTCGGTCCTGAAGGCGTGCTTGCCACTCTTCCTTCTTGGCCGCAATACGGGCATCGCGATCGGCTTCATCCCCAATGCTTTTGAACATCAAGTTTCCGATGTTTGCGCCAAAGCCACTGATGGCCTGGCCAATGTTGCCCATAACAAGTCCGGCCATGATTAGGCTCCTTCAAATACTTTTGGATCGATCTGGTCCATAGATTGTTGCAGCTGGGTAGTATCGACGCCGTTCTCGCCCAGATAGCGCAACAGCATCTGCTTAAACGCGCCAGCGGCTTCTGCTGGAGTAACTCCCAACTTTAAAGCCTCAGCGATATCGATGACTTCGTTGAGAATTGCCATAGCCAACAACGCGATCAATTCACGGGGCACTTGGCCTTCGGTCTTCTCGTCGACAGTGCTGGTAATCTCGTAAGCAATGTTGGCCAAGGCGTCCACCTTATCTTGACCCGCACTAAGTTGTTTGGCCACATCGTCGGCAGCGTCTTGTTCGTACAAAACGCTCATGGCAAATCGCATTGCTTGAACGAATGCGGGGTTGTTCTCGTCTGGCGCGTTGCCTTCTGCCATCTGTTCTTTAATTAGTCCGGCCATGATTGTTTCCTTTAGGTGGGCATGTAGCGAGCAACAACACCCGTTGGTTGAGGCGCATATCTTGCGGCATTACGAGCGCGTGCCTCAGCGTATGGGTCCCAAGCTGCTTGTGTTGATTGATAAATTGGCGCTTGATCAGAAGCAAACAAACTAGCGCCAGCGTTTGCGTTGTAGCGATCGCGTGCTTCGCGTGCCATGCGTTCTTCATACTCGCGCTGTTCACGTAACTGCTTTTCTTGTGCCTGGCCTTGAATGTACGCACCACCAATTTGCATACCGCCACTGATCAAAGCTGGCGCGGTGTATGGGCTAGAGACAATTTTGTCCCACGTACTAACAGGAGGTAAGTTTGCGGCAGGGACTACGCCTGGCGCTGTAACAGGGGCAGTGATTGGGGTTCCGGCTGACGTAAGAGCCGTCCCCGGCGCGGCTCCAGGAACGCTGGCTGCCGCTCCATTTACCGTGTTTGCGCCATACGTGCCCGCGCTACTGGCGGCTTGGGTTGTATTTGCTGCCGTGTTGGCGGCTAAGTCGCCCCCAGCTGCCATGTTTTGGCCGCCAAAAACGGCGCTGCCGCTTGTCGGTGCGGCCATGGTTGTTCCAGCGACTTCACCGCTAAAGCCTGAGCTAAGAGCGGACCCGGCTTGAGAGAAGTTGCCAGACATGGCTGAGGTCCAAGCGGTGGAGAGACTGGAAGCAGCGTTCGCTACCCCAGTCCCCATCCCCGAAAAGAACGATCCCCCGGCCCCCATGGAGCTAAAGCCGCCCGACAGGGCTGCACCTCCAAAGTAAATGGCTGCTGCGATCAGCACGGCTTTGCCCAACTTGGAGCTGGCAATTTGTTTGGCTAAATTGCCTACGCCCTTGGCAACATTCGACACGGCTTTTACCGCGCCACTGACAACGCTGCCTACGGCATTGCCTACGGCCTTGACTACTTTACTCATGCTGGAACTCCTCTTACATAACAGAGATTCATGGACTCGCGCTTGAATCCAAGACGTTTAATAAACTTTGCCAAGCGTGGGTCTACGCCAGGCTCTAACTCCATGATTGCCAACTTAATTGCCGATCTGCTTTTGACCCATCTGGCAAATTCACGAATCAGTGGAAGACCAGCGCCCTTGACAGTTGTGTAGTACAGCAGCACCGAGCACTGCATGCGCTCAAACCAAAAACTTTTTTGAACACATGCAGCAAACGCGGCAACGACTTTGCCGTCTTCATCTTCAGCAACCCACAAGAAGTGAGCCGGGTTCAAACACACCCTGGCCGTATCCGCCATCGACAACTTGTCGATCTTGACTGGCAACGGATCGTTTGAAACGGAAATGACGGCTAACTCTACGATGGCCGGGACGTCTTCTAATCTGGCTTTGCGGTAAATCATTTTGGTTGTGTGATCGGAGGAATAGCCGCACTATAAAACTTATTTGCCCAGTCCACCTGCGCGTTTGCGTAAGTGATTAAATTGGTGATGGCCGCCTTCTTGGCGTCTGCGCTCATGTTGCCGTCTGCCATGATTGCGTTGACGCCATTCATGGTGGTGTTTGTGATGTTGGCCGCAAACGCGGTTGGGATGTTTTGCAGGTCGACCTTGGCCTTGAACCCGATCTGCTCCAAGGCAGCGGCCTGCTGGTCATTGAGCACGGCTATCTGTTGTTCGCGATCCAAGGCTGCTTGAGAACCGGCAAATGTTTGCTGGCTTGCTTGTAAGTTAGTTTGCTGAGTGCGGTCCAGGTTGGACTGGGCGCTGGCAAAATCTTGTTGCGCTTTTTGCAGGGCGGTTTGGGCTTCGATGCTTTTGTCCGCCAACGCTGTTTGCTGGGCGCGGTCCAGGGCTGACTGAGCGCCGGCAAAGGTTTGCTGTGCGGTTTGGAGCTTGGCCTGCTGTTCGCGCTCCAGGCTGGTCTGGGCAGCCGTAAATGTTTGCCCGGCTTCGCGTTCGCCGGTAGCAAAAGCCTGGGCACCTTTTTGCAAACCAAACTGGTTTTGAGAACTGGCGTTGAACTGGCCACCGGTGTTGGCCGCTTGCTGGTTGGTCTGAGCCTGGTTGAAATAAGTGCCTGCATCGGAAGCGGCAATGGGTGTTGCCCGCTCCAACATGGCCGCTACGCCCGCTCCTTGGGCCATGGAGCTGTTGATCAAACCCCGGGCAGCCATACCCTGCTTGGCCTGTGCGCGGGCCTGCTGCATGAGCGGGCTGTCCTCAGCCATGATGCCTTGCAACTGGCCAGCGGTAGTTTCTTTAGCGGCGTCAACTTGCCTTTGAACCGGATCAAACTGGGCAGCAGTGGTACTGGTGGCTGGCGTAAGCGTGCCGCCGGTGGTGCCAGAGGCGTTGGTCGTGGCTGCCCCGGTCTGGATGTCAAAAGGATTTGGTGTTGTTGCCATGTGTGCTCCAAAAGAAAAAGCCGCTCGAAAGCGGCTTTTTGCGGACGTGAGGTCCCTACAAAGATTTTATGCCATCAGGGTATCCAGCGCAAGCTGGGTACGGGCAACGCGGTCTTCGATGCCATGGGTGCCGCCGTTAATCTTCTTGGTCAAACCCCCCATGTCGTTTTTGTCGGCGTAGGCGTTGAGGTGGTTCTTGTCCCAGAACCAGCCAGCAGACAGGGCCGCGTACTGGGGCGATGCCACCAGGTCAGGGTTTTCCAGCAGGTCAACCCCCAAGGCTTCGCCGCAGGCTTTGTAGTTATCGTGGCCGGTCAATTGAATCAGACCTCTTCCCCGGTACTTCCAGCCGTCGCCAGAGGCCTCATCGCCGTTGCCCATACGTGAGGCATACACCTTGTTGGCAATCTTTTGTGGCTGCTTGTGGTAAGGCTCTGCGTCATGCAGGCTGGGGAAACGCTTTGGCCAAACCTTGCACAGGCTCTCTTGTTTGTAGTTCAGGTTTTCTTGGAGAGCAGAGAACCCACCGCTTTCGTGAGCGCACTGGCCCAGGAAGCAAGCCTGTCTTTCAGGCGTTGATATGTCAAAACGATCACAGGTTTCATTGATTGCATCGATCCACTCCTCTGCCTTTGCGGGCGTTAGTTTAAGTGCTTGGGCCAATTGTTCAGATGTCATGGTTTTCCTTTCAGGGTTTGATAGACGGTGTTATAGGCATCGATGCAGGCGTTGAGTTGCCTGGTGTTGGCGTCGCCTTGGTCGGTGATGGCGACAAGAGATTTAGCAACCTCTCGGTCAAGTTCGGCTGTTGCTTGAACGCTATCTCCGGCGGGAGCGGGGGTATCTGCGGTGGCTGATAGGGTTGGGCAGGCGGCTGCTTTGACAGGAATCCGCAGCTTGAGAGCGCCAGAATCAATGTCAGAGTTGCGCTTTTGAGTAACAAGTTTTGCATCGTTTTCAGCCTTCTTCAGTTTCAGTGCTAAGTCATTGGCCTCTTCGACCATCTTCTGTTCAGTCTCTCGACTCTTCTGATTCAGGGCGGCAATCTCCATTTGCTGCTTGGCAAACTCATCTTGACCGCCCTTGTAGTAGCCGCTACCAAAGCTGGCCAGGATGGCCAGCACAATGCCTAGCAAGACATACGGATTGAACAAGCTCATTCCTTAGCCTCGTCGTCATTCGCTTCGGCTTTGGCAATCGCGTTGGCCACGGCCTTGGCACCGGACCGACCGGCAACGCCACCCAGCACGCCGGTGATGAACACCATGATGGTGGAGATTTGCTGCGTGTACACCTTGTCTATGGGGGCCATGCCTGCCATTGGTTGGGTGACGAAGCTGACGCTGTACAGGAACATGGCAACCGAACCGAGAAGGATGATAACCAGGGCCGTGATCACAAAAGCCCAGACACGGACTTCGATCTCTTCAACACTCAGGCGTTGCTTGGAATTCATTACGACTGTAGGCATTACTTTTTCTCCTGTTCAGGTTTAGTGAGTTGTTCAGGGCATGTGCCAGTGGATGTGCAGATTGGGGCTTTGCACTCGGCTGTCTCCCAGTTCTTAGGGTTTTGGCAAGGGTAGCGAAAACGCTCTTCGCATCCAGTTGCCAGTACCAACAAAACCGACAGAACCCATATTTCAAAAATGTTCACGTTTACTCCTTCGATCAAACAATGGATTGTCAGAAAACTCTTCAGACTTCTTATCATCGCGCCTTTGTTTTTCAACTTCGCGTCTTAGCTTTTGCACTTGCTCCAGTTGAGCCTTGGTTTCGTGTTTAGCCTCGAGAATGTCCAGGTACAAAAACGCCAACATCGGCAACAAGAACGCCACAAGAACCGTGGCCAGAACCCAACCCAACACGCCCATTACAGTATCCTCGCTTGTTTGAGCCACAGGAGCCACATCCACAGGTATACGATAAGAGCCAAAGTCAGGAGGCTTGCTCCGATTTTTAGGTTGCGGTCTGCTTCCCTTTGCTGACGTTGCCATCGTTTCCTTTTGGCGATTGCCTCCTGTGCCAGCCTGGCAGCTTCCTGCTCAGCGCCGACAATTTCACGCATCTCGAATACCTTTGAGTACAGGGCACCAAGCTCCGGCGGAGCGTTCCAGGTCATCGCCTCTCTTATGGTGATGACCAGTTGGTCCATCTGGTCTTGTGCCCTAACCCTCTTGATCGCCGCCTCCATGAGGTTGGCGCTTGGGTCGTACACGGTTCGAGACTTTTCTTCCTCCTCGCGTATGTGCGCAGCAAGCTGCTCTTGTATGTGGAAGAACTCAATGAGCCTGGCCACAACATCGTTCAAGATTTGCTGTTCATCGACATCGACAAACTGCTCTTTCTTTTTTGCTGCGGGCTTGCTTGCAGCAACGGTTGGGGCTGGTGCAGGACTAAAGAACTGCATCAACTTGGCAAAGAAGCCCTTGGCCTCCTTGCCGATCGCTATCACTTCGTCTGCTGTTTTCTTAACCTGGATGAACTGGGTTTTGGCCTCACGATAGAGGTCGCACCCAGCCTGGATTTGCTTAACTAGCCCGGCGGCAAGGAGGCACAGCGATATGGGGTCCACATCGTTACAGCCCCAGGATTTTCTTTACGAAATCAGCGGCCACACCTGGGCCGAAGAGTACGGCAGCAATCACGATGTAGAGCTGTATCTCGATGGTGCGCATGCGGGTCTTGCCCCGGTCCAAGGCGTCTTCAATGCTGCGGTAGCGTTCCGCGCAAACGGCCTCATGCACAGCGAGCTTCGTTTCTGTAGAGTCCATTAGACACTTCCTGGCTTGCTTTGAGTTTGCACCTCTGAAGTTTCAACAACTACAACGGCTTCAACGACTGGCTCCACAACAGGACTATCCACTGGCGCAGACTCCACAACAGGCTCAACCACAGGCTCAACGACAGCCTCTACAGGCGCTTCAACGACAGGCTCAGGTGTAGGCTCAGGGATAGGACGCAGTTCGCCCCTGTCCCATGTTGTAGTTTCTTGATTCCATGTGTAGAGATACTCATCCACTGGCATGGCAACAGGAGGATTCCACAGCCATGTAGCAGTGTCCAGTACCCAGTTGTCGTATGGCTTTGGTGCGATGAAGACATCGTTCACATCGTCATAGGTGTAGCCAATGCCAGCATAGTTGCCACGCAATGGGCGACCTTCTGGGTGTTGGTTGCCAATTGTGTTGTAGCTGGTTTGAACCCAGCCATGACCGACTGCACCAGTGGCGATGAAGTCTTCTTCAGCAACAATCACCTGAGTGACGATGCCGTTCTCTACTTTTGCAAAATGACTCATGTTTTCTCCTTATGTGGCATTGGCAAATTTAAACGGATTTTCAGCAAAACAAGCATAAATGTAAGTTGAACCCGAGATATTTGTTCCTCCGCCAGTACCCCTTAACTTAAAACCATTTGAAAGTAAATCTAAATACAAGCCAGCGGTTGTCGTTTCCGCCGCAGAAAGATTGGGGGCAAGTTGATTTGCCGCCACGTTATAAGTGTTTCGAGAAGAGTCAACCACAATCCAGTCCGCAACATCATTTGTACGCTTAATCATCACCCAGCGTGGTTTAAACCCGCAATACACAAACGGCCCATCCGCACTTCCATTGCCTGTGTAGCTACCAAATGCTGAATAGCCAGCTACTGGAGCCCAGCAGTAGGCAACATAGGTGCTTGCGCTGACGTTTGACCCAGTTGCGCCAGCGGTGTATCCAACATAGAACACGGTGCTTGTCTGGGGGCTTGTTCCCCATTGGCTTGTTCCGCTATCTTGAGCATTGGTTAAATTCAAGTACACGGTGTAGCCTGTTGGCTGAGATTGGTGATGTACCAGCCAGTTTGCAGTGCCATCTCGCTGTTTAATGATTACCATGCCGGGAGTTGCACCCAAACCATGGCCAATGCTTTGGTTGGTCAATCCATTGCCTGTATATGTCACCACACTAAATCCAGCAGTGGTGTTTGCGCTTACAGATGATGTGATTGAACCAGATGTGTTGGATACGGTTGTGCCGCTTGCTTTCCATTGCCAACCAACATAGGTTGAGCCATTCTGATTTGTGCTTCCACCCGCTCCAGAATTTGCGCCTAAAGTAAACCCATTTGAATTAAATGAGGTGAATTGGTCTGTACTAGTCGCTTCTGCCGTTGTAGCGTTGCTTCCTATATATTTATTGTATCCACGAACCGCATCAATTAAAACATGATTAGCCGCCCCGCTTCTGATTTTTAGCCACACCAAATCAGGTTGCATGGAAACGCCATTCACTGCGTTACTGACTACTTGAGTTGCGCCTGTGCCTGTATAGGTCGTAGCCGCCATCGCCACTCGACCATCAGGAATTGCATATGTTGTTGGCATTGTTGTTCCTTATAGGTTGTATGTGTTGAGGGCGATGAAGCCTGTGGGAGGGGTGTAGCTGAATGGGCGTTGACCGAAAGTAACTGAACCTCCACCTCCGCTTTCACCATTTGCAAATGGTGTTAAATAGTTGTAGCCTGATGCAGTAAGTGCTGGACTTGTTCCAGCCGCAGGGTCACCAGTATTCCAAGTGCCGTTTTTACCAAACCATATTTTTCCAGTTGATGCGTCAAATGCCACCATAACAACATCATTGGTAGTAAATGTATAAGCATACGCTGGAGCACTTCCCGCTTGATACAAATATCCTCGGCTATCCCAAGCCGCACCTATACCACCAGTTGAACTTATTGAATTATTGCCACTACTTTGGTTAATGTTGTAGTCATTTGAAACGCCAATTTGAGTTAAAGCCGTTGTATTGGCTGTCATCTCAAAATAATATTTACCCGATGTAACTGCAATAGTTCCTCTTATGGGAGAAAAATTTGCACCAGATTTTGTAAATGTTAGATTTGCATTTGATGCCACCATATTGGATGAGCCAACATCAATAGGATTCAACACACAATAGTTAGCCGCTGTCGCACTTGTCAGTGTAGGTACATCGGTCATGCTGTCGTAGGTTGCGCCAGTAGTCAACGAAATGTTGTTCGTTGTCCAGTTGTTTCCATTGGGGCTGAAGTCATATCCCAATGTCGTTGTGCTGGTCTTGTTGGTGAATGGCAGGTAGAAGCCATTTGTGCCATACGAACCACCATAGGTGATGGGTTGCCATACACCATAGGAGTTGAATGTTCCAAAGCTGTTTGATGTCAGAGCTTGACCGTCAATCAAATTGACTTCTGTCATGTAACCATCGAATGGACTTACGTAAGAGCCTGCGCCATTAGTTGCAATTCCAAGCTCATGCAAAATTGCCGCATTAACAGCAGTGTTTGAATTTTGAGCCGCATAGGTTGCTGTTCCAAATGCGGTTACTTGATTTCCATTGACAAACATCCTATATCTGTTTGCCGCAGTTGCTTGAGTAGTATCAACAGACACAACGATGTGATACCAAGCGGCTGGGTCACGGAATACTTGTGAGGTTTGAAGTGTTGTGCCAGCATCATCAATGTATGTAAGCGCATCATTTGAAGCAAAATACACCAATGAATAAGGGGTCGCTGTGGCAAGTTGTCTAGCGCCAAAAAGATAAAACGTGCTTGTCAGCGAACCTCTTTTGACCCAAGCACTCCATGTCCATGTTGTTCTGTTGCTTGCAACGCTCGGTGTGCGTGTTAAATACCCAGAAGCACTTGCACGGAAACGCAAAGAGTTGCCAACCAACTTGAGTGGAGCCAAGTAGCCTGTTGATGTGAATGTGTGGATGACATTGCCACCAGTGATGGTGACAGTACCACCAGCCATGAGTTGGGTTGAGCCGGGGTAGCTGACAATGACAATACCAGAGCCGCCTGCACCACTAAAAACTGATGCGCTGTTTGCGCTGTTTCTTGCTCCACCGCCACCACCGCCAGTGTTTGCTGTGCCTGATGTTGCCGAGCTTGTGCCAGACGCACCCGCACCACCGCCTCCAGCGCCTCCAGCCCCAGCAGAGCTAGTTGCAGAACCACCGCCGCCACCAGCATAGGTAACAGATGTGCCAGAAATAGAGTTTGCTGTACCAGCACCACCAGCACCGGGCGTTGAGCCGCTGAACGAACCACCTGCGGCACTTGCTCCGCCACCACCCCCTGATGGGTACTCAGAAGCGGCTCCAGAGGCGTTTCCTCCGGAATTACCTTGTGATGGAGATGTTGACGGAGTATTACCAGCACCTCCCGTGCCGTTATATCCGCCGCCACCACCAGAACCGCCTGCCGCACCATTGGTCGTGCCGCCACCATTCTGACCAGCAGTACCACCACCACCACCAGCAGAGGTGGTGCTAAGGAATGATGAATTTGTTCCGCTAGGGGTGGCAGAGCCGTAACCATATGCGGTAGCCGCACCGCCAGCGCCGACTGTTACAAGATAAGTCGAGCTGGTATCAATTGTTGCTGAGCTTGTGCGATAGCCTCCAGCGCCACCGCCACCACCTGAGCCTGATGCGCCTGAGCCACCACCAGCGACAACCAAGTAGGATGCAGACAAAGGTGTAGCTGGCACAAGAGTGCCTGATGTAGTGAATGTATGAATTGTGTTGCCACCAACAGAAGTGACGACACCGCCACCAAATTGTTGTGCGCCAACATAGGAAATGATGACGATGCCTGAGCCGCCTGCGCCACCATTCGTGCCGGGGTTGCCGTCACCACCACCGCCACCACCAAGGTTGGCTGTACCGTTTGAACCTGCTGAAGAGCCACTTGCGCCATTGCCGCCGCCACCTGAGCCGCCAGCACCTCCAGCGCCCTGACCGCCACCGCCACCGCCGCCTGCATATGTAACGGATGAGCCGCTGATGCTATTTGCAGTTCCTGTGCCGCCAGCGCCGCCGCCAGATGTCAATCCAGTTGAGCCAACGCCACCAGAACCACCGCCGCCACCACCGCCAAATTGTGTAGTCCCTACGGAAGCGCCGCCATTATTGCCTTGGCTTGGGCTTGTAGATGGAGTATTTCCTGCGCCACCAGAGCCAAATGTTGCCCCTGTATTTGAATCAGCCGCACCACCGCCTCCAGAGCCGCCAGTTGCGCCACTCAAAATAGCTGATGATGGAGTTCCATTTGCTGAACCACCACCTCCGCCGCCTGTGGAAGTTATAGAAGAAAAAACAGAGTCACTGCCGCTTGATCCCCTAGAGGCTACAGTTGTTGATCCAACACCGCCAGCGCCAACAGTTACGGTGTAAGACAATGTTGGGTTTAAAGATAATGTGCCTGTTCGATACCCGCCTGCGCCACCACCACCTCCTCGCAATCTACCGCCACCACCTCCACCAGCCACTACAAGATATGTGGCAGATACAGACGAAAGACCAGTCCACCCAAAGGCGGCAAGAGCGGCGGCTCCAATTTTGGATAAGCGAGGCATCTGCGTGTCCTTATGCGAACTTGGTTACAGAAGCTAAAACGGTGAACGCGGCGCTTCCTGTTTTGATAATCACATATGTGTAACTATCCACTGAACTCGCATTACCAGAAGTTGGTGCAGAGCCTCCCTGCCATTTTGGAGTGACTGATGTCCCATCAATCGTCACAGCAGAGTTGTAATAAGCGGTAGAGCCATTGGTCACCAAGAAAGAAGCAGACAAAGACTCTCCTGTAGACATGATGGTGTCGAGTGTTGTGCCGCTTGAGCCTCTAAAGTTGACGGTGAAGTTACCACTTGCATTGGTGGTGTAGTACAGCACCGACTGAGTTGTAATATCGTAATTGATCGTGCCTGTTGCAGCCGTTGCAGATACAGTTGCATTCTCCAAAATATTGGAGGCCTTCATATCGGCGTTTGATGTAGTGCCCGCAAATGTTTGAAGTGCGGTAAATGTGGTCGCAGTGCCGGGCGCAACGTAGTCAGTTCCTGCGGTTGCAGCCGTGAATGCTGAAGTGCCGTTGCCCTTTACAAGGCCAGTTAAAGTAACTGCGCCAGAGCCACCATTTGGTACAGTCAAAGTGCCAGTCACGCCCGTGGTCAAAGGCAAACCGGTCACGTTGGTCATCACACCAGATGCTGGCGTGCCCAGGGCCGGTGTGGTCAAAGTTGGCGACGTTAAAGTCTTGTTGGTCAGCGTGTCTGTAGTTGCCCGGCCAACCAGGGTGTCGGTCGATGTGGGCAACGTCAAAGTGCCGGTGTTGACGATGGTCGCAATGACCGGCGCTGTCAGTGTTTTGTTTGTCAGCGTGTCTGTAGTTGCCCGGCCAACCAGGGTATCGGTCGACGTGGGCAACGTGAGCGTGCCAGTGTTGACGATCGTCGCAATGACCGGTGAGGTCAAGGTCTTGTTCGTCAGCGTGTCGGTGGTCGCCCGGCCAACCAAGGTGTCGGTCGATGTGGGCAGCGTGAGCGTGCCGGTGTTGACGATGGTGGCAATGACCGGTGAGGTCAAGGTCTTGTTCGTCAGCGTGTCGGTGGTGGTGCGGCCAACCAGGGTATCGGTCGACGTGGGCAGCGTGAGCGTGCCGGTGTTGACGATGGTTGCAATGACCGGCGCTGTCAGCGTTTTGTTTGTCAGCGTTTGCGTGACGTCAATGCCCACCAGGGTCGTGTTGGCGTCCGGCATCGTAAACGTGCGCGTGGTGCTGGGGGTGATGCCGCTTGCTTGGAACTGAAACTTCTTGCTGTTATCAGCCCCGTCCTGGACTGTAAAGTCGCTGTCGGTTACCGTCACTACCGGCAGCACGTCCGTGACTTCCAGCAAAGTGCCCAAGCTGTTTACGACAACAAATTTGTTTGCGTTGCCTGTCAGGGTTGGCAACTTGTCAAATCCAGCTGTGATCAGGTCCAACTCTGACCGCATAGAAGCGGACGTAGCCTGGGCACCAGTGGATGGGAATGACCCGTGGGTATAGTAGTTATTGCTCATCGCAGTCCTCTTCGCGGTGTGTAGTGCAGGATCGCGCTGTTGATTGTGAAGGGCTGGAAATAAGGCGAGTTGGATGCAATCTTCAGCGCAATATTTTCACCAGTGCCATTCACCTCAACTTCGGATGGCGCAAGGGTGCGCCCGTCCCACACAAAAAAGTCCCAATAAGAAGTGTCCCAGTAGCTTGCAACCAAGCTGCTGGAGTACAAAGTCTGAACGGCTTGGCCAATATCAAGAGACGCATATGCCAAGTCATAGCTAAAGTTGAAATCTGCGTAGCTTGTGCCAGTCACTTCCAGCGAGGCTTTGCGAAAACGCTTCAGTAAGCGAGGGCTGCCAATTGCGTTGAACACCAGGCTGATGTTGGCTGCGATCTCAGCGCCATCAAACGACGTGCCTGCATCCAGACGGTACACATAGCCATTGGTTGAACCAAAGAACGAAGTCTCTGATCCGTCAGGCCGTTGGCCTTCGCACATGCATGCAACCGCATTTGGAAACTGCACCGGCATGGCACCCATAAAACTGCCGTTGGCCAAGGTGACGTACAAGCCATAGCCGTCGCTGAAGAAAACTCGGTACTGACCCTTCTCGCGATTCACACCGCTGCCAGTGACCAAGTTACGTCGCTGGGCAATGAACGGTCTCAAGTTCAATGTCAAAGACGCAGAATCAAAGTTGCCGAAGTTCAGCGTGGTGGCCATGTTGATGACGCCTCGGTCATCGAACGAATAGCTGACGTTGATGTTTTGGCAGCTGTAAGCCTTGGCCCCAGTGCCCACGTTGTATGAAACAAGTTGGAAGTTGGCTGAGCTGCTGCCATATAGGATTGAAGTGTTGTCGTCCGTGTAGATGGCCATTGCACCGGTTGACTGATCGCCTGGCTGAACCAAGAACGCAGTCACCGCCGCGTTCATGGCGATCTCGCCCGCGCCTACAACTGGACTCCAGACATACGGTTCGGCGATCCCTGAGAATTGAACCGATGCGCCAAAGCTAAAAAACAAATGATTTTTGTGCACTGCAACATGGTTTGGCCGGTCGGTTGTCATGCCCGTGCGAATTCGCACATAGGTCGTGCCATCAAACTCAAAGCCGTAGTTAGCACCATCAGCGCCGTAAACCCGAGTTGTTCCGCTAAGGTTGTCAATCGTCATCTCAACCCGGCCAGTGGGGTTTAGCGTGATAGCCGATTGAGCCGCCACGGCATGCGCGTATGTCGTGGTGCCGCGTCTTAGATTTTCTCCGGCCTGGAATGTGCCAGTGACTGATGCAAACGTCAGATACCCGGCGGCGGTATGCGCAGCCCAAGAGCCTGATGACAAGACTACGCGGGTGATAGTGGCCGTCGCCCCACTGCTTTGACCGGTGATGACATCTCCGTCATACAGCTGCAAACTACCGGTGTCAAAAGCCATCTCATATCCCAAAGGCACCAGGGTCCAACCGCTGGATGTGCTCTTGTAAATGGCCATGGCCGTTGCGCCTGCGTTATTGCGCCAGGCATACACGGTGTTGTTGTAGTAGATCACGCCACGGATAGGACCGCTGCCCGGCACCAAACCAATGTCGGACCGATAGGCTTCTCCGGCCAGGTAGGTGTATTCTCCAACCATTGCGTTGGTGATGGTGATGGATGGGCCAAGGGCCGTTACAGACGTTTTTAGCACGCCGCCTACATAGACGTCATTGCCTACGGCAAACGAGCTCACAGGCTTGGTGTAGATCACCGTTGTGCCATTTAAAGCGATGATGTAAGCCGAGACCGTGCTGGTCAGATTGGTGATGGTATTGCCCACAGCCAGGCCGCTGGTGCTGGCCACGGTGATCGTGGAGTAAACCGCATCGGACGGATTGGGCCTGCCGTCGTATCGCTCATACCCGGGTATGCGGGTATACCCGCCCGTAATCGCCACCTCAAAATTGACGGCCTCGCGTGCGATGCCCGGCGGCAAAGATAGGGTTGGGGTTACAAGGTCGAGTCCACCCTGGAGCTGGATCAGACTGTATTTGACGGGAGGCATTCCTGTGGCCATGATTACGCCAAAGGTGGTCCGCTGACAAGGGTCGGCAGCTGGTCAATCTCCATTCGCGAGTACAAACGTCGGTACTCGAAGTCACCTCGCGACAGGACTTCAGGAGCTGCCTCGTATCCAGCGTAATACATCATGGCCCGATATACGATGGCCATGTGGAATCGAGTTGGTAGAGCTGGTGTATCACTGTCAGCCGAGAGACTGACAGGTTGTGTGTAGTACTCAGCATCGATCACGTATGCCTGGTCAGGTGTCGAGCCAAAGGCCATGTCCTTCTCAGGTGTGATGGATATGACGACCGGACGTGCGGTCGTGTTGCGCATGTTGGCGTAGCGGTAGAGGTTACGGAATGTGGTCCATTCCATGTAGTTCATCAACTGCTCGTCTTTGTAGCTTTGGCCAACACTGGAACACCGGAAGCTGTCACGCTTCCAGTTTCCAAAATCAGATAAGCCAGCGTCAGTGGCGGTGTATTGCCACTGAGCTCCAGTCGTGTTGAAGTTAAAGGGCTTGCGCAAGAACAACCAATCTTCTTTGCTGGTCTGGATGTCGATCCAAGCCTGCTGCACCCAAGACACCATGCGACCGGATTCGCCTGTTTGACTCTGAGCTGTAGTCAGCGCAGGGCCAGACACGCCGCACTCGACCCGAGCTTGGTTGACAAGTTGAAGGAGGTTCATGCGCGGACCCTATTAGGCTGCTTCGGCCAAGACGTTTTGCAGCCATGCACGGCCACGGGGGTTCTTGTCTTCAACCAAGTCAAAGGGGTAGCTCAAACCGTGGCGTGCAACCATGTCGATCTGGTCAGGTGCAGACGGATTGCGCGTCACCTGGGTGTACTTGGTCTCCTTCATGCGGGCCAAGATTTCGACATACTTGCGTTTCACGGTTGTGGGCACGCCCCTGATCAAGGGTTGATTCATGCCGTTGCAATTGACAACGACATGGTTGGGTTGATTCTCATCAGTAGTCGAATGGACCATGACGGTTACCAGCTCGTTCATGAAAGCCTCATCGGCTGCGAGCTTGCTGAAATCTCGCGACTCTGCGACCGTTTCAATGATCGGTTCGTCGTCGATGATTTCCATTCCTTGGACGGTGTTTTTCTTACTTGCCATCTTTATTCTCCAGGGGGTTAAAAATCCAAAAAGCAGACCACCCGAAGGCGGTCTGCATAAACTCTTCTAGGAA